AAACCGGCCAGAGGCCTCGATTGCGCGCAGATCGTTTGCGTCGTATTTCATTTCACTCATTATTTAATCTCCACAAGGGCCAGACCAGCAGCGGTAGTGGCGGTAATGAACTTAACGCTCACTTGTGTGAATGCCTCAATGCCGGTGGTCACGGCTGCGTCGGTCAGCGTGCCATCTGCCACAGTCAGGTTGGCGGTAGCGCCAGCCACAACAGCATCAGAAGTCATGACCCACATGCGGCCTTGCGTCAGCACAGATACGGTTTCAGTGGCCGCGTATTGCACAGCGCCGGCAGAAGTCTGCTCACGGGCTTGATCGTGAATCGAGAATCCGACTACGCCAGCACCAGCGGTTGCTTTCAAGACCTCTTTGGCCGGGTCGGTGCCCAGCTTGACAGGGAAGCCGACAGGGATAATTTCCTCGGCTGCATAGCTGCGCACATTGCGCGGTCCTACGCCATCGAGCAGACCGGCAACGCTTGCCGCTCCGTATTGGCTCATAGTTGTTTGGCTCATCTGGGTTTACTCCTTTTTGCCGAGTTGTTTCATGAAGTTGCGATAGGTATTGGCGGGCTTCTGTTCGCCGCCATCTGCACGTCCGGCCTTGCGCTGCTCGGCCATGGCCTCATCCGCTTTAAGCTCTACGGTCAGATCGAAGGCTGCATTGATGTAATCGTCCGACTTGCCAGACAGATCAGCATCAGCGCGTTTCGACTTGATAACGGCCTCTTTGATTTCGCGGTCAGACTTGTCGGCGCAATCAATTTTGAAAGCCTCTGCGGATTTCTCCAGAGTGGCGCGGGCCTTGATTTCAGCGCGTGCGGCTTCCAGCGCGTCGGCGCGCACCTTGTCGGCGGATGCAACTTGCGATTTCAGCGTGTCACGCTCTGCGGCAACAGAATCAAGCTGTTTTTGCAGCTCATTGATGTGTGCATCGGCTTCTACCTTATCGGCTCGCATCTTTTCAAATGCTTGCACAACTTCGGCCTCGGCCTGATACTCCAGGCCGGTGTCCAGCCGCACGCGGCTCAGATTTTCAGGCATAGTTTCCCCTGTGATTATGGATTCGGCATCAAGCCGATCGAGATTCAGCCTTGCATTACCTGCTCGGCCTCGTGGAACGATTGCGAGATGATTGATCCGGATATTCCTCTGGATTGCATCATATTCCTGGCCGTTCCACACACCAGAAATTTCTTCGATATCTACTTTGTAGCCAAGCGACAACTCACGCTTGCGGCCTTTAATGATTTTATCAATCACATCGGCATCGTGAATGGTAATCCCGGCCACCACATTATCGCCGTCCTGTTTGCCTTCGGTATGAATAGCACCCACCAGAAGGCTTTTTGCATTTTCGGCATTTACCATTTCTGCCGGATGGCCGTCAGTAATTGGCTTACCAATAAAGCTATTCAGAGAATCGGCTTTGAATACCTCTTCCGGCGGTCTAAATTCTCGGCGCACGGTGCCATCTGCGTTTTTATATAGCTGGATACCAATACGCCCGACAATTGGCGAATCGACGAGGAAGCCCTCATCGGTTACTTCTGCCTTGATTGTTGCGCGGTCGTATCGTAAAAACGTCATGATGCTGGATTGTAATATAAAGCGCTATAACACGCAATTATTCCCATATCGGCTCCGCAAAACAGCGGCATCTAACTTCATGCCCCGGATGTTCGCCGCCAGATGGCGGCTTATCCCATGAATATGTTTTGCCCTCGCGGTCAATATGGTCTGGCCTAACTCTAGAATCTTGCACTGTGCGCCAAATGTACTCCTTAACGCCAACTGATTGCAAGCGAAGCCGCGTTAAATCGGAATTGAGTTTAAGTGTTTGATCTTGCGCGATCAGTTTGGCGCGGTAATCAGTGACGTGATATCTGTCCTTGATTTTGTCTTTAAGCGTCTTTACAGATTCGCCATTCATAACGCCACGCCTGATAATCCCCTCGATTTCAGGATGCATCTTGGTCGGCAATGACTTAATCAATGAAGTATTCTCGGCCACCCACCCTTCAGCCAGTGGCGCAAGGTATGGCTCCGTGCGAAATGGAGATACGCCAAGCAATGAACGTGGCGCGCCCTGTGCAACTGGCGGCAGTTCCAGGCCTGTATTGGCCTTGACCACCATTTTAAATTGCCGGTCATTGTGTTTGCTGACAACTTCAAAATGATTCGGCAGCTTCGGAGTCAGTATCTCGATTGCCCGGTACGACTTGGCCGCAATATCCGCCATGAGCAGTCCGAGATAATCAGTCCATGCGTCCGTGCGTGACTCATCATCAAACTGGTCTTTGATTGCACCAAGCTCAGGCAGCAGAGTCGCGTTCACATCGCTGGCCAACTGGCGCGAAAACGCCAGCAGCAGCCGTGTGTATTCGCGTTCTGCGGAATCTGGGTTACTCAGGTGCTTCTTCGCCATCTTCGGGCATCAATTCGGTATCGTCAATTGCGTAGCCCTCATCCGGCAGCATGCGCCGCACTTCGCTCGCGTCCAGTGCGCCAATGTCGGACAGAATCTGAAATGTCTGCGCCCTGCGATAGTCTGTTTCTGACTTGTCCTTGGCCGATGGCACTGAAAGCGGGCAGAATTTAATCAGGTAATCGTCTTGGTATTTGCCCATGGCGCGCAATTGCAATGACACCAGCCGATCAATGGCCGGTAGCAGCCTGGTATTCTGCTCTTGCCCGATCTTTGCGTGCCAGTTCTCCAGATCGGCGCGTCCTGTGTTGTTCAATCCGCCCTGATGCCTGCCAAAAAGCAATGACTCTGGAATTCCGGTCGTTGCAGACAGTGCCAGGCCAAATCGGTCGAGAATATCCGGCACGCCCGAGAATGGCGTACTTTTCAGATCGTAGGATTCTTCGGCATCAATGACCACCGTGTTATTGATTGAACGGGCCATGTCAACCAGATCAATTCTGCGCCTAACCATTTCCTCGCCGCCCTTACTGTGCAGTGTGCTGGAAAGGTTAGGGATACCATGCACGGCCTGTTGCGCCCGCTCCAACAATGCATTTGCCCAGACGTGTGACATGCCATATCTTACGATCTGATCGTAGCATTGCTGTAGTCGGCTTGCACCCCATCCGTCATTGCGATCACGGACTCTTGCCGGTACTGGCATACCAGAAAACACAATGCATCGCGTTTCGTGTACCGTGTACGGCATCCCGTTGCTTGGCGTAATCATGTAACGCTTAGTCTTGCCAAACCGCATATCAGCCGGGTCATCGTACTTTTCGTAGTGACTGACTTGCCAACGGTCATAGACGCGCAATTGTTCGATTGCCTTCACTGTCCCATCGTTCAGTTGGTCATCCAGCGCGCCGCCATCATTCGCCAGCATGACAATGACCGCCCCACCATGCAGCGCGTCCCACCGCAGCGCATCGCATAGACTGGTTGCCGTGCTGATACCTTCAAGCTCCGCGATGGCTTCCCGGCCATCTTCCACGCCTTCAATCTCGAATCCTGCACGAACCATTTCTTCCGCTGGCAGATCAATGATGCGCCGCGCGAAGCCGTCGCTCTCATACAGGCTGTCTAGCTCATCCTGCACCAATATGCGCGGCGTGACGTGCGTGGTATACGTGCTGCGGTCTTTCGCATTCCCGAGTGAAAGGAAAACGTTTTCATATGGGCCATCGTCGCGGAGTGTCATAGCATGGTTGTCAGGTTAAATCGGCTGGCCATCACCAGCTCATTGAATGCGCGGCTGGCCGCGTCTGTCTGGTCTTTCGACCCGGCAGGGAAAACGGAAAGCTCGTTTAGAAATGTGTCGTTCCATTCGCCTTCCAGAATATCAATATTCCCGGCCTCGGCTTGCGCGGCCATCGGACTTGCACGGGTCACTTTATCGCCAGACTCTGTGCTAGTCGTTACATTGTATCCGGCCAGCTTCTGCACCAGATAGGATGCCTGCGCCTTGCCAGCCTGCCCGGGGTCTTGCGGCAGCGATATGCGGCATTCTAACCCGTCCTGGGACGCCGTATTTACAATCAGGCGCTCTACGCCAGCAGAAGATAGCTGGTCGCGCGCAACGCCAGCAATCAGAAACCTGCCGGACGGCATGCGCCCGATCTTTGTGCCAACTGTCCAGTCACCGGCCCCGTTTGTTGCGGCCAAGTCCCAACCCCGCACGAATTGCGTATTGGCTGGAATGGCACGAACCACATTAAACCACGACCGTTTGAACATACCGCCCTCACGAGGGGCAGGTCTTTGTTGGAGTTGTCCGGCTGCGGCGTAGCTGCCGAGAATGGCTTCCAGTTCCTTGACTTGCGACTCTCCGAACCGCTCTGGGAACAGCAATTCGCCGTCCTTGGTGCGTGGGTCAGTGAATCCGATAGGTGTTGTGCATTTGCGTTCGACTTCGTACCGCATTGGCAGGCATAGGTGCGTATAGCCCAGCTTGCGGTCCAGAATGATGCCTGACGTGTCTTTTTCGTGCAGGCGCTGCATGATCACCACGATGGCCGATTGGTCATTGTTCACTCGCGTCGGAAGCGATTCCGTGAACGTGATTTCTGCGGCGCGTAATGCGGCCTCAGAGTTTGCATCATCTGCGGAAAGTGGGTCATCAATTAGCACCCGGTCCGCCCTGCTTCCTGTAAGGGATGTGAAAGACATTGATTCCCTGAATCCGGTCTTGATATTCTCGAATTTGGTCTTAGCATTTTGATCGCCTGTCAGCTCAACAGGCCACAATTTCTGATACCACTCCGATTGAATCAATCTGCGGCATTTCGTGCTGTCGCGCACCGCCAAATCCTGCTTGTGCGCCGTGCCAAGGTATCGCATGGCCTGCATATTTCGCGGACCCCATTCCCATGCTGGCCAGATAACCCCGGTCAAAAGGCTTTTCATGCACCCTGGCGGTACGTTCACCAAAAGTCGCTTGATTTCGCCGCTTGTGACGGCCTCCAGGTGCTCGCAGATTGCATCCAGCGCCCAGCCCCATTTAAGCGGCGTAGCAGGCTCTAAAACGTGCCATGCGCGCTCTGCAAACTGCGCCAGAGACTGTGCGCAGTAGGCGCGCTCAATGCGCAACAATTCCTCATCGTTCAGCAGCATCTTTAGCCGCCAGGATTTCCGCCATGGCTGCGGCTGATAGCTTGCTAACGTCCAGTCCTGCGTGTGGAGACATTGAGCCGTCCGAAGATTTCAGATCGAGAATCTGTTTATCCATGCCAAGAATCTTTGCCTTGCCCATTGTTGCTGCAACTGCGGCTGCGCTTTGTGGATTCTCTGCGCCAAGTGCCGCGAGTCTCGCTTCTTCCAGTTCGTTTACGAGGCTATCCACTGTGATTTCGTGGCGCTCTGTTACTTTGTCCTTTAATTGTTGAACCATTAGCGCGACGTTAGCATGCGCCAGCGTCTTTGATGCATTTACCGCAATGCTTTCCTGCTTCATATTCTCGGCATTATATGCGCGCCGATATGCTTCGCTTGCATTGCCAGTTTCAACATATGCGCGGGCAAATGCCTCTTGTTTAATCGTGAGTTTATATTCTTTTGCTTTTGTCATGATTCGCCATATTCCAGTGCAATCAACATATCAATAACGTGCTTTGCTTTTTCCAAATCCACTCGCCCGTTTTTATCTCTGAATCGCGTGACGTATTTAATAATCGTATGCTGGCAGGCATCAAGTTTATTCGCCATTGAATATTGCATTGGCTGAATAACCAGCTTTGAATAATGGTTTCCGTCAATCTGTGTTTTGAATGCCTCGCTCATGTGTGCTCCAGTTGATAGTTGCCCCGGTTCCGCATCGATACGCCTACCGGGGCTGAGGCGCTCAACGATCCAGGGAGGATTGGATTGTGCGGTTGTGTGGATTGTAGCACAATTATTTTTCACAAACAATTTGCATTGTTTTTGCATAAAGCCGGTTTCTATGCGTTTTCATTGCCTCTAAATCTTTAGAAAATGCAAGCTGTCCTGTAATTACATTTACAGCAAACCAATAATTTGCTTTTTTGTAAACTCGGCCGTTTGCAACAACTTTATATGTTTTCCATTCTGTTGAATGTTCCTGATATCTGAAAAAGAAAAACCACTGTATTTTTTCATCGTCATCTGTCCAGCATGCAGCATGATCCCACGCGCCAGACTCAAACATCATGTCAGGCTTGCCAACATACGACCTTCCGATACCCATCGTCACCTCCAAAAAATACCCCGCATCATTGAGGGGAGAGGGGATACCCCTTCCCTAAAGGGGGTATCCCATCCCCTCCCCTCTTTTCTGATGTTTTGCCAGAGGGGAAAATCCCCTCTTTTCCCCTCTTTTCCCCTTTTGTTGCTTTTTGTTACGCCGCCGAAAGAAGCATTGATGATGCCGCTCCTTCTTCTACTACTACCCATCCGTGCTGATGGTATGGTTCGATAATATTTGCTTGTAGCAAGTTATAAATTAATGTGTCTGGCCTTCCTGGTTTTACATATGTTTTTGCTGTTGATGGTGTTAGCTCCATAAATTCGCACAAATAATCTTGAAGCGCGCTTCTTGTGAGATATGGTTTTCCGTCTCTTGTTTCTTTTCCTTTCTTTTCCCATGCGTTTTTAAATGTTTTAACATCATCCGCAACGCCTGATTTTGTGCTTTGTTTGGCTGGCGCGTCTTCAATTTGAATAACGGCGCTTGTTACTTTATGTCCGTCCTCATCAATCCAGCCAGGTATTTCTACAGATTGCAAGCTCGCATAAATATCTGGCGCAATTTCTGAATCCTTAGTTTTTCTTTGAACTATTTGCATTGGATTGTTTCCTTTTGCTGGAATAACGCTAATCTCAATATCTAATGCGCCTTTCCACGCGCTAGATCCTCGTGCCCTATGTTGCGCTTCTTCGCTTACACCAGTATGGTGAACCAAAATAACCGCGCAATTAAACTCACGCATTACTTCTGCGCACGCATCAATCATTGTTTTCGCGTCCTGTGCGCTGTTTTCGTCTCCGCTTAAAAAACGATGCAAAGTATCGACAACAATCAAATCTGGTTTATTTTCAAGTTTTCTCAGGTTGCGGATTACTTTTTGCATCCCTTCCGGCGTGTTCAAGTCGCACCCATCCTTTGATAGCCACATTGCAAGGCTTTTGCATTGATGATGATGCTTCCACGCGGCAATACGACCACGAAGCCCATGATG